CGTGACATAGTTATTGACAGTATCATGTTGAGTCTTGTTAGTCCTGTGTGACTCCGTCCTTGCTTCGATGAGTCTCACGAGAATTTCGAGTCCAAATGAGATTCTCATAACTATTTTACTGGGTGCGTCAAGGGGGGATTTGCGACCTGCCTACCTCGTATATATGGCTTCTCAAATTTATGTTAAAATTTAACGGGTTACCGTCTGTATAGTTCGGTATAATACGGTAATACACTGTTAAAGGGGGTGTAGAGTAAGTGTTTTAAAGAATATCAAATGATGATATTAAGTAAAAGAGGGAGATGTTGTCGATTAAGACAACGATTTCCCTCTGGAGGGGTTGAGTCCACCCTTCTCGCTCCCTCTATACGTGAGGGATCGACTTATGTCCACGTTGGAACCTCATTTCCTGATTCACGTCTCATAGCCTCTTTACGCTGCTCTAAAGACATTCCAAGTACTAAATGGTTAGCACTAGCTTTAGGGCTGTCTAGGAAGTCTTCTAGGATGGTCTGGAACTCTTCCTGCTTGCGTCTCTTTATCTCTTCTGATGCACTTATATGTAAAGCGTCTGTGAAGTACTTTACACCCTGTGCTAGGCAGTCTAATCTGTCATCATGTTTGACTGCTCCTTTCTGTCTACACATTCTAGACATCTGGTAGAAGAGCATGTATAGGAGTCGTTCTTCTGGAGCTGCTTCTCTATTGCTTCTGTAGTCCCAATCAATAACACCCCTATCAACAACAAGGCGATGCTGGTTAAGGATAGGCTCAAGGCTATCAATAATCCTATCTTCTTTTCGTACGTTAGCCCGTACCTCTTCGATATGGACATTCTGTTTTGTCTGAATAAGATGTTTCTTAAATAATTCACTTACTATACCATCTCCAAAGTTTGTCTCGATAACAAGCGACGTAACACCGAACTTTTTACATCCTCTAAGGATGTCGAGCAAGGTATTATCACTGTACCCGTCTCGGTACGCTCGCATTTCATGCAAGTAGATGATTCCGTTCTTTTGGGATAGATAACAAGCCGCTGTTTCGTCTGTACCCCTACCGGATGGATCCACGCTACAAATGGTTTCTGTATATTCACTCCAATCTCCTTGCATTTGCATAGGTGAATAGAAATAGTCCCCGGGTAATCCAACTGTTGGGGCGTCTTTGATGACGTTAGCGGGATCTGAGCACCATATGATGTTCTGGGGTGCAGTATCAGGGTTAATAGAAGTGATAATAAGATCAGCCATCTTAAGTGGGAATTTCTCTGCATCTGATAGGCTTGTGTCTAGTTGAAATTGCAACATGTAGTTGCTACGACCCATAGAAGCTTCACGTTCTAGTAGGTCGTTATGGTCGAATCTGTCTGGATCTGTGGGAGACCACTCCTCAGCTCCTTCGTCTATATCTGCTTGTATTTCTGGTGCTAAGAGTCCTTCGTATTGGCTGATGTTGTTACCTCTTGGGTATCTTGCGGGCCAAACAAATGGTCTGTAATTCCGCTCTGCCAACTTACGATAAACAGTAAAAGTAGTCTGAGGAGTCCCGAGATACATAATACGGCTATCGTCTTTCGGCGTAAGGATTGCTTCGGCTTCTGTACAGAGTTGAAGTAACTTCTCACGCATTAACTCCGTCATACTGTTGCCCGGCACCTCTATGTCGTCTAAAATCATGAGATCTGCTCGGCTTCCTGTTAGCTGCCCAGTGATTCCCACCGATTTTACGCTTGGTGCTTGGTGTGGAGAACAGTTTACGTCGAAGCTGATGCGACTCCAGCGAGAATCGTCCGACTTCGGTTGTAGTTGACTTAGCCATGGTGTTTCAATAATAAGTTTTTGTAAAAAGATAGACATATTATCTGCACGTTCTTTTGATGCAGATATAATCATTATTTTCTTTTCAGCGTCGTTAAATAGAGTCCAAAGAACAAAAGCACCAGTAATCCAGCTCTTACCAACTCCCCGAAACGCCTGTATTTGTAGTCGCTTGGGACCATATTGAATGTAATCAGCAATTGCATATTGTGCTCTTGTAGGACTAGGGAGATCAAGCTGTCCCCACAATGCCTGTAGGAATAGCTTGAAATCTTGTTGTAATAGTGCTAAAGTATTATTCACGTATAGGGTATCCAAATTCATCTAATTTACCAGTATCAATACCTTCTTCGCTTCTTGGTTTGACGCTTTCAAAGTATTCATCTGTTTGATATTTTCTTATATTTTTTCTTTGTAATGTTTTCTTTAATGATCCTCTTCGTTTACGTATAGTTCCCATCCAGCCTTCAATTACTGTTCTAATCTTTTCGTCAGATGTAGACCCAAATAATTCTAACTGTCCTTCTCCTCTAAGTTGTTTAAACAGTTTATTCATTACATTAGCCGGTGGTGTTAAATCACTTGTAGAGTATCTTTGTAACATCCTAAGAGTCTTAAGCAGTTTATCGTCTTTCCCTATTGCTCTTACTAAATCAATTCCGGGTATAGCATACTCAATATCTTGTAGCTTAATGATGTCTTCGATCATTTGAGGTAATCTTGCTATTTGAAATTTCTCATCAATTTTAGTACCTTTTAAATAACCTCTATCGTTTAATCTATCTAACAAATCAATTAAAACATTTGGTTCTATAGCATCACCTTGAGCATACATAGTATCTATAACTCCCTGAGCTTCTCTAGCTATTAATTCTGATTCTAATAAGATATCACCTAATTCATCAGCTTTATCAAGTCTAAACTTATCAGACTTCGCCATTTGATCTAGTACAGTATCTGTAAAGAACTCTTCTCCAGCTTTCCCTTTACCTGTACGTGCTTGTAAGAATATATGAGCTAAATAATGGGGAGTATCTTTTGTTTGTGCAGAGCCAATGACTCCTAAAAGATTCTCTTCCATATTACCTATGCCGTTAAGCTTTTGTAATAATCGTTTATTTATTGCTCTGTGTAATTGACTTTCAAAACCAACTCCATCATAAATACCCATAACAGTTTTTAAAGCTGCTATATGATGTACTTCAAATTTAATTGGTTTACTTAAGCCCATAGCTTTCATCACAGGCTCATAGGCAGTCATCATTTTACCTTTATATGTTTTTTTAAACGCTTCATATACGTTTCTATCACCAGTAGTTAAATTAGGATATTGTTCACTCATTGGAGTCTGGAATAGCTCTAAGAAGTAACGTCCTTCTGCTCCTAATTTTCCAGCTTTCGTATCTGTTCTAATTGATTCTCTAAACGGTCTGTACCTAAATACTAACGACTCACCTACATCCTCCACATATCCGGGAAGATTTTTTTTACTTGTTGCTGTTTTAAATTTAGACAATACGTCTTTAGGTAAGTTAGCTCTAGGTGTAGGATCTAATAAGTCCTCCGCCTCTAGATTTAGGTTAAGTTGCTCAAAGTCAGGGTCATCTGGTCGCAAAGGATTTCTAGCTGCTCCAATAGTACCAGCACCAAAACCGGGACCATCATACCGGATTAAATCTCCTCCCTGTACTCTCCTTTTTAATTGCTGAAGGAAAAATCCTGTATCACCAGCAATCTCAGAGACTTCGCTACCAAGTTTACCAGTTACTGCTGCTGGAGCTAGGTCAAACATACCTCCAAACGCTCCACCAAGACCAACTCCTCCTGCAAATTCACCAAATGAAGGCAATTCTCCTTCATCAAGAAGAGACATACTGGTAGTAGTAATACCACCAGAAAGACCTCCTTTAGCTACACTTGTTGCAAAGCGTCCGCCTCTAGTTAAAGCTCTAGCTTGTGCTCCGCCGGGGATTAAGCTAGTTAGTCCGGCTGCAGCTAGTTCTCCTTTACTAATTTCTCCACCACGTATTTTCTGTGATAAGTAGTTTATAAAAGTTCCACCAGCAACTTGAGATGTGGGTTCAAAGGAAAAGACGTCTAGTAATGTATTAGCTCCTACTTCAAAACCTAGGCCGAGGCCGGTTCTTAGCCCACTTCGGGCATCCCATAAATTCTTTTCTTCTTCTTCCATTAATTAATGTGTGATAAGATTATATGCTCTCGATCTGTCATTCCAAATCGTCTTCTCATCCACTCGAGCCAATGGTTGCTACCTTTCTCCTGATTACATCTTCGACACGATGGTACAACATTCGTTGATACATCTTCTCCTCCCTTACATTTGGGACGAACGTGGTCGATGGTGAGTTTTTGTAATTCATAAATTTCTCCGCAATAAACACATGTACAATTGAAGTGCTCTTTAATAGCTCTTCTCCAGAGCCGTTTAGATTCTGAACTTGTCATGGTTATTAAATTGTGTAAATAGTAATCAGGTTTAGGTAGTAATGGGGTCATCTTTTAACTTTAAGTCTGCTTCTTCTGTTGATAGATGGGCTTTGAAGTCTTCCTTCGGTCTTACTCCCCTTATAGTGAGCAGCGTCTTTCCCATCTCCATTTCCATAGGTACCAAGTTTCCTATTAAGTTTGTTTGCATTACTTCTAATTTCACGACCCTTAGATGTCTTATTATATTTAGATTGTTGTGTGCGGCGTTTTGCAGCAGCTTTTGGATTCTTTTTGTAATAATCAGCTGTTTTTGCCATATAACCTCCTTTGTACAAGATTTGAGTCTACAGTAGGCAAAAGCTGGGTTAGTTTATCAAGAGGGCTTCCATCAAAAGCTACACCTGTTATATCATTAGTCTTTAACCAATCACATGCTGCTTTTAAATCTTGTGTAGTCGCCTCTCCGCTCTTAATTCTACGTAGAAAGTCTTCTGTAACAAGATAGTGTAACTCGTTAAAACTTTCTTCGGTTGCTTTTTTGGGTAGTTTCTTGATTGTTTCCATTAATTTCTTTTTACAATAAACCCTTGCTCAGTTCTAGCTGGTTGGTCCATAGATCCATAGTCATCTTCTATGTGTTTATGTAACCAGCCAGTTATTATATATTTTGTGTCTAAAGGTGGATATCCTTGATGATAATAAGTAGCAGTTGCTGGAAATAACATTACTCTTCCTTTTCGTGGTTGTACTTGATCTCCATTATAAAACTGAGTCCAACCTTCTCTAACAGTATTTATATAGAAGATAAAAGTTAATATTCTTATACCATTCCTATTTGAAGCCCAAAAATCGGTATGCCACCCATATCCATGATGAGGTTTCGTTTTTTGCATCTGGAATCCAGTATCAGTAACATCTCCGTCATTGCCGACATGCCTTATCATGTTAACGTGTGCAGGAGGAGTATCTACAAAACCTATAGGTGTATGAGGAAGTGGAATCGCCTGTTGTGAGTACTCTTGATATTGAGCAAGCATTTGAGTAAGAGTCGAATGTAAATGATGGTCTTCCTCTTCCCACCCTTTAGCATCACTTATCTGTAAATCCAGACTTTGTTTTGGAGAACTTGTCAGCGGATTACTGTCTCCCCGTTCAAGGTCACTTATTGTTTTTCCGGGAGAAGTATGACCTAATGCGTCTTCTTTTTCAAACTTATCTATAAGATGGTCACAGAAATCATCAGACAGAGCATTATTCCAAACCCAAATCCAAGGATCAGTAAGAATGGTAGAATCTGGCATTTTATTACTCTATATCTAATCCTTTTTTAACTATAGCTAGTGCTTTATCGTCTAGCTCATTATCAGTTTGTTCTACTAGCTTTTCTAGTAATTCTACTACAAATCTTTTGAACTTTTCGCTCTTGAGGCTAGTTAATACGAGAGGTTTTAATAGTGCTAACATTATTTAGTCTCCTCTTTCTTAGCTTTTTTAGGTGCTTGTTTCTTTGCAGCTTCAGTTTTTGCTTTAGCTTCTCTTTCCCATTGTAATGTGAGTGAACTCATTTAAAATAATCCGAATAATTTCTTTTTAGGTTTAGGTGGTAGTAGTGCTGAGATAGGTACAACGTCTTGACATAATACTTTCATCTTTGAGTTAGGATGAAAGGTAAATCCCTTCTGTTGCAGCTCTGCACACTTTAATGCTCGAACTAATTCATAGTCGAGTCTCATTTTTTCTTCTTGTCTCTTAGCCATATCCTTACACTGTCTTATAGATTCTCGATCTAACGGAACCATAAAGTTAAGCTGGAATCCCCAGTTCTCTCCTTTAGTGTAGCTCTCTTGTCTAAGACTTTGAATATCATCATTCCATGTTCTAGGTTCTGTATGATTACCCATATAGAATGGTGAAAAGGTCATCGTACTCCCGTTACAGCTTATATTAGGACCATAGTATTGTCTACTTTGAGCTCCATTGTTCTGAAATTGCACAGCTTGATTTGTGACATTTCCAGTAGCAGCTGCCACGGGGTTAGATGTATTGTTCGTTTCGCCTTCGGCGTAAACAGGACTTCCTATTGAGAGAAGACCGATAAGGAAGTAGTAGTAGCGTTTGTTGTAATGTTTCTTGTCACGTCTATTTGCTCTATTACTCCTGCAGCTCTGGTCACGGTTTCTAACTGGAATGCGTTCCCAGCTGTTTGAATATCGAATACCGTATCTGTTGCTGCTATTCCTCCAGATGTTGCGGAGGTTGCTGTAACATTGCTTCCAGTCCAGCTGTCTAATTTGCCACCAAACACCTGAGTCTGGATAGTTTCTGTTACAGTTTGTGTAGTCGTCGTTGTACTGTTCATCGACCCCTGAGTAAACTGAGGTGTAACAGTATTTGCTCTCGCTACTGCGGGTGACAACAGAGCTAAGAGTATTAACCATTTCTTCATTCTTCCTTTTTCTTAGCCATTGGACAGTTTACTGTACCTTTATCTTTATTATTACTGCCAGTAGACAAGCCAAAAGTGGCTAGTGCTCCTGTAAAGACGCTGGCGACAAAGGTTATATCTGAGTTACCAGCTTTCTTAATCATTGGTAATTCAACATAATTCATGGTTATTATAAAGCCAGACCAAACTACTACGCCAAGCCTGACGAATGTACCAAGGATCTGGATTTGATGTTCTTGATCCTCTGCAGCATCTTTAAGTTTACCTATTAGCCCTTTCTTTTTATTTGGTGGGTTTCCTTCCATTTATTAACTTTACCTTGAATGAATTTTTGTAGTTTCTTCTTTATCTGATCGAAGAAAGGTGTAGCTAGGGTGGTTGTCGCTACTGCTGCCACAGCTGCATATGTTGCAGTTGCTACTACATCAGCCGTTGGCAGAGGTAACTGTATATCTAATACAGGTATATCCAGCTTAGGTGGGTCTGGAGTTTCAGTTTCTGTCTTTATTTCTTCCGTACCCTCTGGACGTTCAAGATCGCTAGGTGGAACGAATATCATTTTATATGATGGAACGTCAGCTGTAGGTAAAGGGATGGATATTGTTTCAACCGTATAGGCATCAGGTACTACTATGGTGGGTAGTTCCACTAGCTAGGTTTAGTTGGAAAAGCTGGTGGTTTGTCCACGTCACTAACTGTGCTTGGATAATTTCTTAGATCTTGTCTATATTTTTTCCAAGCATCTGACATAGTAACGTCAGAGCCAGCCATCCAATCAGTTTCTTGCAATAATCCGTTTCTTTCTGCTCTTATAGTATCTAACTTTTGTGCATCTGTTGGCTCGGTTGTGTTTCCCGGACCTGCTTTCCATCTTGTTTCCCAATCAGTTAGTGATTGTTTATATATACCAAGGTCTGTGATTTCTTCAACAGAATAATCTGTTTTTTCTACATGACCTTTATTAGTAGAAGTATTCCACTGTACAGCATGAACGTCTGCTGCTATATATGACAAATCTATGTCGCTGAAACCCCATGCACTTACTTGTCCGTCATAGGTAGCTTCCTTTATAACTGTTTTATCAGGAACCACTATCGTAAATTGACTCATCGTCTATTATTGGTAAAGGTTTATTTTGTTGTTTAACAGGAATAATTGGTGAAAATAAATTTACAGTCTCGTTTCTAAATGATTCGATAGCTGCACCCTGTTGATTTATATGCTTAGTATTATCCATTTGTAAAAAAGGAATCCACGATACCGCACATCCCCATTCACTAACAGGGTCTCCGGTCTGTGGGTTGGAACCTCTTATTTCGGTGTACCAAGCACATTCAAGTGCTCGGCAGTTTTCACCTATAAGAGGACATAGTTTACCCTGTTCTAGTTTTGCCATTAATCTTTGCTTGCAACTATTACGTCTATATATTGAACAGCCAGATCTAAGTTGCTGACACTAACATTGTGGTTGTGTGCACTACCAGAAAAACTAGCGTTGTGGTTGTGGGCTGTTCCACTTAATGAACCATTGTGGTCGTGTGAACTTCCACTAAATCCGTGAGAGTGCCCTCCACCACCACCTTCTTGGAGAGGGAAATACTGAACTGTTTTACTATAGTATGGACCCCATGCGTTACCACCATTATTAGTGTTAACCCTATTAACACCAGCAGTGTTTCCTTGGTTCACTGGGTTTACGTTATTATCTGGTCCAAAATAAGTACGGTGAGCGTGTGCAGGCATTTCGTTTGTAGACAGTGTATGACTGTTTACATTACCACTCGTAGAAACACTAGAAATAGATACGTTACCGCCCGCAGTTGTATTAGCAACTGAGATGTTACCTCCAGCTGTTGTATTACCGGCATTAGCTGTGATAGATCTATCAGCCAAAGTATTACTAAACGCATTAGTACCACCAGAACCGGCAGTTCCAGACACAACTCTAAGAGCTCTGTTATCTACGTTACTTGTTACCTTTGTCCAACCTGTAGGAGCTGATGTCTGTTGAAACAACATCTTTGTTCCAGACGCAAATGGTTGTACACCTGTTAAGTTAGCTCCACTAATAGCTGGTAAAGTAGCAGGGAATCTAGCATCAGGAAGAGTTCCCGAAGTTAAATTACTTGCACTAAGGGTTGTTAAGTCAACAGTTGCCCAAGTTAAACCACCTGTATTACCAGATTGTTTTTGTAAATACTGTCCATTAGATCCAGCATTAGATATATGTAGATTATCTTCATCAACGGATTGAGAAGACATATGTTCTAAATCTACTGCTCCAGCTGCTATATGTTCTGAGTTTATAACATCGTCTTGGATGTTGTCCCCGTCTATACAGTCGCCAGATAAGTGAGCATGATCAATAGAACCATCTACATAGTGTTCAGAATCTATCTGATCATCAGCTATGAGAGCATTTGTTATTTGATCTCCACCTATATCAGCTGTTGCTATTGTTCCGTCGACTAGGTTTGCACTAGCTACGGTTACATCAGATGGTAAAGCTCCTGCTGCAAGTTTAGATGTTGCAAGGGAGTCGTTAGCTAGTCTGCCTGCAATAGATGCGGAAGATACGTTTGCCATATCTTCTGCTGCTACTGGATGACCTCCAGCTGTTGAGCCATCATGTACGACAAGTGTTTCCTTATCTGTATCTACTGTAACTTCGCCTTCGGCTCCGGTAAAGCTACCATGTTGCGAGGTTGTGCCTCGTCTTAATTTTAATAATTTTGCCATTATGAGAGAGTTCCGAAGTCGAGTTGTAAATTATTTCCGCTGACTGTTCCTACCTCGGTTAGGTTTTTATCGTTACAGTCTAAATGGTTTGCTAATGCAGGGTTTGCATCATTAATCACTCCGGCTATACCGGGAGATATAGCTACCCACGAACTACTGTTGTAGTAATTAAGTGCGTTAGCTGTGGTATTGTACCAGAGATCTCCTTCCGAGGGTGATGATGGAGTTCCACTCTGTATTACATATTCGTCTGCATATCTATTTACATTTGCTATTGCACCACCAACTGTATTTACATTGGAAATTGCACCGGCTACTGTATTAATATTTGAGGCATTAGAGACTGCACTGTTAATATTAGAAGCGTTGGAAACAGCAGAGTTAATATTGGAAGAGTTTCCGGCTACTGCTGTAATGTTTGAGTTGTTACCGGCTACAGTTGTAACATTTGAATTATTTCCTGCTACTGTATTTACGTTCGATATATTTGACGCAACTGTATTTACATTAGTTATATTTGATCCAACAGTATTAACTGAGTTATTTCCAGATCCAGTATTTACCGCATCTGTAATGTTTCCTAAATCTTCGCTATAAGTAATCTGCCCTGCAACAATATTAATGTTAGTTAGGTCAGACTGGTTAGGTGTAATGGGACTATATCCGTCTCCAGAAGTACCATCATAGACCATCATAACTTTGTTAGATGAACTATCAAACCATAAGTCACCATTAGTTAAAGAACTACTGTTAGCTCTAGCTGTTGGTGCAGAAGCATTGACTTGGTATCTATTAGCAAAAGTATCTATATTTGTTACGTTAGCTCCAGCAGCAGAAATATTAACTGCGTTTGCAGCTACAGTTGTAACCTCAGTAGCTTTAGGTGTAAGTCTATGGAATGTGTATGTATGTAATGTAGTTGTAGTCTCTACAATAGCACCAAAGCCTGCTGCAAGGACTGTTGAACCGCAACCAGTAATAGTTACAGTATTTCCACTCCCAGCTCCATTAGCGATAGTTACAGTTCCACCGCTTGGTGTACGTGCACTTCCGATAGCCTTAATAGATACAAGAGTACCGGCACCATTATTTACATCAGGGTTAGCTGTAGGAAAAGCTGTCTCACTTGCTATAGGTACAAAACCACCAACATCATCAACAAGATCAATAATACGAGCGTCAATAGCAGCAGTAGTAGCCACTTTTGAATCAACACTAGACCATGTAACTCCACTAGCTATAGTTTCAGTAGAGTCTTGTCTAAGGAATGCAGCGTCCGCTTCTGTTTCTGTGTAATATCTACTATCTAAAGATGTAGTATTCATCTCAGATAACTCAAGTTTATCAGATTGAAGTAGAGTTTTTATTTCACCAGAAGTTTGGTCGGCGGTAGCCGCTGTCTCTATATTAGCTAATTTAGTTTGCTCTGCATCACTAAACTCGTTAGTATCAGCATTTGCTTCATAGGCAGTTTTGATTTCTGCATTAGTCTGATCCGCAGTAGCTGAAGCTTCTATTGCGTTTAATTTACTGTGGTCTGCATCTGTAAAGACATTACTATCAGTAGCAGCTTCAACAGCAGCTCTAATTTCAGCATTACTTTGATCTGCGGTAGCTCCACTTTCTATTCCGTCTAGTTTAGTACCATCAGCAGCTACGTCACGACCATCAACTGTTCCTGATACAGCAATGTTACCTGTAACAGTCTGAGCACCACTAGCCAATGTACCGCTAGTTGATACGTTTTGAGATCCAAAAGCCGGGGTAACTTTAGTACCTGTTATAGCAGCTGAAGAATTAATATCAGCATCAACTATAGTACCATTTACTAAGTTAGCACTTGCTACAGTGATATCTGTAGGCAATGCACCACTACCTAGTTTTGCCATGGTTACATTGTCATCAGCTATTTTAGCTGTAGTGACATTAGCGTCCCTTATCTTAGCTGTCTGTACAGCCGCATCTTTTATATCAGATGTTAATATTGTTTGATTCTGTTCTTCTTGTGCAGCATATAATATCTGCGTCATGTTGTTGTTAAGGTCTCCTGCCTTAACTGCCGATCCTGCTGTATAAGTTGCTTTAGCGGTGTCTACATCCGTGTCACGATAAATACGTATGGCGGCAGGACTGGATGGTATATTCCCTGACGTAAATACTACATTACCGCCACCTGTTGTAGTGTAGCTAGTAATGTTATAATGATTACCTGATGTTTTAATGACTCCATCAACATCTACTTTAATATCGGCTTCCTTGTAAGAAGGGAATGAAAATGCTTTTGTTGCATTTCCATCACCTGTAAAATCTACGAATGTTGTTGCCATTTATTTAAAGTTGTTAAGATCCGACTTTTAATTGTTTACACTTGCCCGTTTTCGGATCTCTTGCGAAACCAGAGGGACATTCTTTTTCATTTTTAGTGGTTGTTTTAGAACCATCTTCTTTGTAAGTATCTGCCATTTATTTATACATGGATAGTAATTTACCTGTGTCTATTTGTTTTTGACGTTGTGCTTGCTTGCCAAGTAGCTGTTCTTGCATGATGTCTTGTACTATACGTGTGCCAGAGATTTTATTCCAAGCTCTTCTACGTATTTGAGCAAAGAGTCTACCAATCACTCTGTTATGATAGTAGTCTTTATTATCATACTCGCCACGCTTTCCGCTTTTTATATCGTTATCCCTTTCTCGCATTGAAGCTATAATTCTAGGATCTCGAGCTAATTTATTAAGCTGAAGCTCAGCATTCTCTTCTCCAATAGCTTTTGCAAATAGAGATCTTATTTTAGCATCTTTCGTTAAGTTTGTACCATCTGGTGCAAAGAATATTGATTGTCTCATATCATGACCAGATTCCCACGCTAACTGTCTACCGGGGCTTTGCTCTAGATTTAAAGGTATAGGACTAACAGCATTATAAGCACGTGTCATGAAGTCCCAATCTTTTAGAGGCTTACCGTTAAGTAGATCATACTTGATAGGTAAGTCTCGGCCACGACCGGCTATTTGTTCAGTTATTAAGTTTCTATTACGTATAGACTGTAAAACTCCTGAGTTTATTTCACGCATATGTGGAGTAAATAACTTACCAAGTTCGTTACGTATACCAGAAAGAGGTACAGTATTATTAGCAAGTCCAGCTACAATACGTTGACCCTGTCCGGGTTTAGCTCCGAATAAGTCAACAAAGGATTGTAGTCCAGCTAAATAAGACTTACTTGTAACGGCTTGTGCAACTACAAGAGATATCTTACCTAATTGATTCTCTGTCCATTCTTCACCCATAAGTTGACTTGCATCACCTACGTCACATATTGTAGACGCAATAAGGTTAAAAGGTTCCATCGACTCATAACCTACTAATACACCACCAACCTTACATGATCTTCCTTTCCAACCACTATCTACCCAAACTTGTCTTGTTTGTCTATCAACTGGTCCATTACCAGTAAGATCGCCTCTCATCCAAGCCTGTGCAGCCATGAATACAACACCAGCACCTATCGCTAATCTACCTGTTTGTAGAGACTTAGCGTTCATTAATTCCTCTACTGAGTTTATTCCATACTTAGCTAAACCACTGATATCATTAGGATTAGCAAATGCTATATCATTAAATTCCTTAACTAAGAAGTTAAAACCGGGTGTATGTTTACCTGTTAAAGCAAGTCCATTTACACCAGTTCTAGCGAATAAAAAGAAAGGTCTAGCTAAAGGAGCAGCACTGAATACATCATTAAGACCTTTAGAAAAACCTGTAAGATCTTGAGTTAGTGTTACTTCTTTTCGTGCAAACTCTGTAGCTTCGTCAATTATATTACCTTGTGCATCGAAGACTTGAGAATAGAAATCATCCTCATAAGCCTTCATTAATTCTGGTGTAATCTCTGGTAATTCAATTCCATTACCCTGCATATCAAGAACACGACGCATAGCTTTTTCACGCATCTTAGCTCTACCTAAAATGTAAGCAAATGAATCATCAGTAGCTGCCATCATTTTAGTTGAATATGTCAGCAAATTAGAATTATTCATTCCACGTGCTAAGTTAGCAACAGCAAATGCAGCTTGTTCGCCAGCATCAGCTCTGCCACTATCTTCTGCCCAACGGCGTAAGATCTCCCAGTTAGCATCGTTCTGTGTAAAGTCAGTATAACGTGTCTTAATATTTCTTATATCACCTTTAAAGTAAGAATTTAATCTACTTCTAAATAAATCAAACGACTCTGGTACTGCATCTAACAAAGCATTCGTAGATGCGAGGCTTGAACGTACTGTAGCAGCGTCACCAGTAAAGGGGAATCTTATCACAGCACCTAAAGCTGTTGCAAGAGGTCTCATAAACGTTGCAGTAGATGTACCCATAATCGCCCGAATCGGTGTTTTAGGTCCAGACAAAATACTATGAGTCATTACACCTTCTAATTCTTTTATAAGAGCACCAGTTCTAGCTGGTCCCTTTCCATATGATCCACCTTTCAATACGGTTCTAGCCCATCTATCGAAGTCTTCTAAAGTGTTTAAGTCTTTCATCATAGAGAAAGCTTCAAATAGTGCATTCATTAAATCATCACTAGGATCTTCTTTAGCTATTTTAAGCATAGTCATGACTGATTCTTTCATATCTGCCATTTCTTGTGCCATAGCATCTTCTAAGACTTTCTTAGATCCTTTACCAGCACTTAAAGCTCTGAATGAATCAGATTTTACAAACCTAGCTTTCTTAGTTTGATATAATGCAGTTAACATAGTATCAACAATTTGTTTAGCTGGTCCGTCAATATCGTCTAAGTCAACTAGGTCTGCTATTTCACGTCCAGCGATACCTGTATCACGTAATTGTCTAAGTAAAGTACCAGATATTAAATCAGCTACAACTACATTCTTAGATGTCCATACTTCAACACCATCAATAATATCAGGTTGAGCTTCTAATAACTCCTTTAAGTATTCAGTAGCAGACATATCAGCAGCATTTCTACCTAGTGTTATACGTTGATGTGCTTCTACTGATTCTTTAAATGTCTGTGCTAGTTTAACTCTATCACCTTTTGCAGCATCTAATTGTTGAGCAAACTTTTCACTACTAATAAGTCCTTTATAGATACGTTCTACTTGAGCTGCATCTGTAGCAGCTTCCTGTGCTATACGTTCACGTTCTAAAGGTGTAGTAACTGATCCAGCAGAGCCTTCTTCAGCTCCCCACTCCTTACGAGTACGAGAGAGCTGATCCTTTGCTGCGTCTGGATCTACTTCTGTTATATGTGCACCTTGATGTGGTTGAGATATAGGTGCATTCTTATCTGCTCTAAACTGTGCTTCACCACGTCTTAATTGTGCTAAGCCGTTTGCAACAGTTTGATCTTTTAAACTTTTATTTCTCTTTATAATAGCGTCTATAGCCGGTTGAGATCCTTTCTTGACTGTCCATAATAGACCATCAAAGAATAGACCTATACCCATACCTTCTACGATATTCTTTATCTTCAACATAACAGGGTGGTCAGTATCCTTAGTAGCTAATGGAGTATCAGCCCAACCATACCTTTCACGCAGAGCACCTAAAGCATTCTGCTCATCTGACTCCTTAGAAACGAGATCAGTTGCAGCACCTAATGCCATACCTCTTACGAAGTTACCTTTAGTTAAAGCTACTAAACCAGCTGGTATAGAGACAACTCCAGTAGCTGCTACTCCTTTTGCTGCGACAAGTGCGGCAGCTGACATAGATCCAAAATGAACTAAGGATCTAAGTTGCTTACCCCACCATGTCTTTGTTTCTATAGGATTATCATAAGCTCCGAAAGGACTCCACTCGGGTCTGTACTCTCCAAATTCTTCCTTTTCTTTCTGCATTTGTCCAGACAAAGCATCAGCTGTACGCTCTGGAAATGTAGCGATAGATGATGCTGTATCTTGTAGACCACCAGACAGGATGGATTGACCTTCTTTTATTAAACCTTGAAGACCTCCGATACCTTCTTCTACGTTTCTAGGATCTTCTTGAATATCTGCATCTTGTTGCTCTAGTTCAAGTTCCTCGGATTCTTCGAGTTGTTGGTTTTGTTGTTCAAGGCGGTATCTATCAATGTCTTGTTGACTGAATTGTGAGTTTGTCATTTACTTTTTCTTTTTCTTTTTCTTGAATAGTGGGTCTTTTTCTAAATTAAGCACACCAGTTTCCCAATTCATTAAAGGTTCATCCGATCGTGTAAAGTTACCACTGAAATAATCAAAGTCATCTTTATAATCAAGTTGCTTACCAATTGGAGACTTTATATACCATCCATCCCCGCCGTTATACATATTTCTTGTAGATTGTAATGCTTCTCTAATCTTCTCTGGAACTGGTTTGTTTTCTTTAATTCTATTCTCAAAGTACAATCTAGTAGTAATTAATCGTTCTTCGTGTTGTTTTCCAACGAATGTGTTCGCTTTAAGAATCTGATTAACTATAGAATCTGTGTTACTTTCTAACTCTGCGTTTATATTTTCTTCGCTGAGACCTTTGTTTAAGAAACTAAACTCTGGATTAGCCTGTATATATGCTCGAGTAAATAGACCTTCCTCTTTAGAAGTAATAGTCTCGCCAGCTTTAACAGTCTGTAACTTCTTCTCTACATCATTTAATATAGCTAAAGATATATCAGCTTGCAAATCTTGAAACTGATTAAGTGACATATTGCTCTTATGGAGATTTGGAAAGAATTTAAGTACTGCTGCTTTTTCTGCTCTATTTAAGTTTATTAATCGTCTCCAATCGTAACCTTCAGTCACTGCACCTTGAATATCGGTTTGTCGATTAGCTTTAACACGTATTAAATTGATTGCTAAAAAATCTTGAGTATTCTCATCAAAGTCATCATTCATATCTACAACTCCAGAATCAACAGCTTCTATTAGTTCCTCAGAAGTAAATCCATAAATACCAAAATCATCAAACTTTCCTGACTTAGCCATCTCGTACATTCTTTCTACGGTCCGTATTTCCGTACCGGGTGTAACCCATCCAAGTAGCATTTCAGCACCCTTGAACATACCAGTTTTTTCTCCAACATGATCTACTTTTCTACCCGGGGTAGATCTACGTAAAATCCTTAATACATTTTCTTCTGATGTTCGATTTTCGTCAGTGGAATTAAGAATTAAGTGATTCTTAGTAAAGTTAGGTCTAATAGTTAATTTCTTTAAGTCTTCATCATTTAATTTTAAACCATCTTCTGGATTTACAAAGTTTTCATCTTTCTCATTCCACATATTCATAGCTTTTAGTCTTGTCTCTAAGTATAGAATACCGGACATGCTGTTAGCTGCACCTACAATTTTAAGATAACCGGGCATAGGTCCTTGAAAATTATTATTTCTCCACTTTACGCCTTCTAACATTCCTTGTTGTTCTTCTATCGAATTAACCTCTGTGTTGTTCAGCCATTTTTCTGGATTTTTTTTGAACTTATCTGCTTCTTCTTTAATACGTTCAGCTTTAGGCAAAATAAGAATGTCATTCTCATCAGGTTTAAAGTCACCTTTTACGAGCTTAGCTATTACTAATGGATAATTTTTGTCCATCCATCCAGCTACATTTAAAGAGGGTGTATCTGCTCTTGCAAGCTCTAGCTGAGCGTAAAGGTATTGTTTAGCTTTAAGAACTTGTATATCTCTAGTACCTTCCAGAGGTAATTCTCCGTCTTTATCTAATTCACTCTGCCAGTCAGCAATCCAAGATTGATTATTTATATCTTTAAATGTATTCGCTTTAGCTGTCAAGTCTACATTATTATCAACCGTCTCATCGCCGAAGAAGAAACCGGGAATTTCTAGTCCATCAACATCAAATCCCTTTGACTCCATTTCTTTTATATATTCATCTACCTTTTTCATTACCTTGTTCTTACCATTAGCAGTCTTTATTAAATGAGTACCACCATTTTCTATTGTATTTTCTCGGAAAAAATTTTCAAAACCACCATCAATTCTTTCTTTGATAGCTTTTTTAGTCTGTGTAACTTCAGACTGTAATCGCTCTAACTCAACTACATTTCCTATATTTCCTTTAAGTAAGTCATCAGCTTCGGGGCTATCGAATCCTATAATGAATCCATCCTTAGCTGCTGGATGGGCAATCTTCACGTCATGTAATAAATACTCTAAGCCACCTCTGGTCAGTTTATTCTTTACGCTAGGTAATGTATCAAGAAAAATTTGTATAGCTTCTTGTGCATTTACACCATCTATTTTTTGTATTTTTAATATTGCGTTATTGAAATTTCCATCATGAACTACCCTTTTTGTACCATCCTCAAGTTCTGTTACTGTCGTGCTAGTAGCAGCATCTAAAATTATACTCTTTTTCTTTTTTTCTGTACCAGCGTAGTACCTTCTAAGAGTAGTTTGTTTATATGTAGCTATAGCAGCTGCTTGTTCCTTTGCTAGCTCAGGTAATAGATGCCTGTTAACGTATTTCTGAGCTTCTCTTGAGTTTCTATCTATACCTTTAGCGTCTAGATCTATATAGTATTTAGTAAGGATACTTGTAACAGCTCTATCAGAAATGCCGTTTGCTTGATCTTGAGTTGCTGCGGAGTATATAAAGTTATCTTCAATTTTAGTATTATAAGCTGAGGCGGCATGCTTGTTATAAGCATCATTTATTCCATCAAGATCTATCTCTTCACCTGTTGGAAAATATTGGAGTTTTAAAAATTCAAGAGCCTGTTCATCTACTTCACCTGTCTCTTCATTAAATGCTATTTTTCTAAGCTGCTCGGTTAATTCAGTATCGGTTAATTCACTAAGATCTTCTAACTCCTTTAGCTTATCTTTTGCATTTTTATCTAACTTTCTAAATTTCTTTAGAGTTTCTCGAGAGTCTTTATCAGCATCAAGAACTTTTTTAAATTTAGCACCTTCACCAAGAAAATCCTTCAACTTAGAAGCATTCTCAATATTATCGGTAGCCATTTGCTTCTCAATTTGACCTAAACCTTGTAAGAACTCTTTTAGCTCATTTTGATTATTAGTAATACTCTCATTAGCTGCTTCTGATAAATCAGCCGAGGTATCTTCCCAGTTGGTATCACTGATATCAGGTATCTGATCCCGTGGTGTACCAATTATATTTGAATATGATGATGTCATACTAACTCCATATCTACGTCAATTTGGTCGTAATCTACAGTTAAGAAGTTTAGGTTGTTAGTTGATGCGATACCTACAGCCATAGGGTTAACCTTAACAACATCTTGAGCCATAACTCCACGAAAGCGTCTATCAGCACCCTTGTAGCTAAACTCATATATCTTATAACCTTTAGGTGATATACCAACCTGTTTAATATTATCTTTTAATCTACGGTCAGAGGCACCTCCACCAAAGAACCAAGACATTGGACCGGCATTTAATGAATTCGCACCAGTTGCTCCTAGACCTCCCAAGCCGTATATGCTTGCTGCTGCACCTAAAGCCATCGTACCAATCTTTAAGGCACCACCAAGTCTATTAGTTGGAGTTAGCATAGTAGGTGCTCCATACATAGCTGGTAAACCTAATCCTTCTCTTGCTGCTGCTCTTGAAGCTTGCAGCTTACGTAAGGCTCCAGTGTTTGCATAAGCCATATTTCTTCCTAATATATTATCTACAACACTATCAACTTCGGATCTCTTCTGTAGTAAAGCTTGATACTTTTGAAGACCAAACTTAACAGAACGTCCACCTTCATTTACAGCTTTAGAAGCTAAGAAAGCTTTTGTAGCATCTTCTATGACACCTCTACCTTTACCTATATTTGTTAGAGCAGAAGCATAGAAATCACTAAGTGTTCTAGTGAATCCTAATACACTTGTATCTAATCTTCGTCTAAAAGTGGATTCTTTATTAGCAAATATGAGGCCATTTTGCCAATGAGTGACCACCTTAGTTTCATTTTCTCGTTTGTCGGCCGCTCTTTGACCGGCATTAAGATCCATGCACATGGCAAAACTCTATAAATTGTACTTTATTTGGTCCGTATTCAAACTTACGTAAGAACTTGAAACCTAGAAATCTAAGTAATTTTAAATGTACTTTGTTTCTACTATCAACTATATTCCAAAGGAGAGGCTCATTACGGCTATCGACATACCGTTTGGCTTCTCTTGCGAATGTAATTGGATATCGGTTAATATCAGGAGTGCAAAGCATCCATATATTACCATCTTCTCCTACTCCGGCCATGCCAGCAGTCTTGCCGTCAGGCACTGTGAAATACACGTAGGAAGGGTTGTGAGTCATGAGAAGGGGTAGTTCGTTATGATCTATCCCATGACCTTCTTCGACCTCTCTGAGGTCATCTGGACGGAGATTAGAGGCCACCTCCTTGGCAGCCTCCAATGTTAGTGGGTGTGTATATTTAGCCACGTCTGTAGTATTTAGGTGTATAATTACCTTCCCAAGATACTGCACGTAATGTAGCTGGGGCGGGATGTGATGATTTTAACGTAACATCTACGTTTGTATTCTTTTCGTATACAGGAATTGTTTTAATAAACTCTTCTAAGTATGGTGCATCAGAAGCATTATATTCATCAAGCTCAGTTGACTCGTATACTTCCGTATAATCTGTTTTACCTACACGTTCAAGTGTGGTTTCGTAAAGCCCTATTTTTCCAAAGTGAAGTTTTACTCTATGTAAGACTAATGAAGCATTTACATCTGATCGAGTACTATTCCCTTCTTGTCTAGTGTAGTAAAATGTAGGAAATTTAACTTCATATGGATAAATATATCCTATAGTTAATGTAGCACTTGACCAATCGCCGGGTAGTGTAAAGCTAGTTGTGCTTGTACTCGTAGGTTTTGCATATCTTCCAAGTCGTGCAGCGTTAGTATTTGTATCAACAACCACTAAGTCATGATTAGGTGTAGTTACACTAGGCAACCAACTGACACTACTAAAGGTTGTAAGATTTGTAGATGCACTAAAACTTCCACCACTTATAGTAGTATAATTATCTACATGTAATAGAAACTCAACTTCATCTTGAGTTATACTAGGATCTGATGTAGTCTGTACAAGTTTAATAGACTGTAGAAACTTATCACTATCTAAAAAGAAGTATTCATCATTAATAATAAAATGATATAGTAATGGATTATTAAGTTTCCATTTAAACCATGCAGCTTGTTTTCTCTCTTCAGATACTTGGAAGTATTTATAACCATAAACAATATCAGAATCAGTCTTACCCATTAAGACAACAGCGTTCTCTCTTGAGTTAGTTAATAAATCAATATCTTTAGGTAGTAAAGTAGGGACAACCTTACTTACTTCAACTATATTAGGTTCACCTTCTCTCTGAGTATTAGCCATTTCATTAAATCGACTATACTTACCAGAGTTATCTAGGTAGGCTAATGTCGTTCCTAGAGATATCGGGGGTATGGTTTCGTTGTAATTAAAAGTTGAGACACTACGTAACTTAGCTGTATCAGGGTTTAAAACTGTATCATCTGATGATAATAAGAATTGCTGGTTTGTACTAAATATAACTAAACCTGTGTTTATTTCTATACCATCAAATAATTCAGATGGGAATATAGAAGCAGCAGATATATCTATAGGATCAGCAGCGGATACTGTAAGAGCTGATTCAGCAAAGAAATCGGGAGTACCAAATGTTCCCGGTCTAGATGTTATTACATTTTCTCCTGATAATAAAGCTAATCTATTACGAAAAAATAAAACTTTATTAATACGTTGACCTACAAATGAAGGTAGAGGGTTAGTGATATCATCACCTACTTCTCGATCAGCATATGTAAATTGTTTTACAGTAAATGTAGTAGTAGCTGTACGTTGTATAACTAAAGGCATATTAGTTAGAGATTTGGCTATACCCGGTTTAGCACATTCTGCCCATGAACCAGTACCATCTCTACTATTTTCTCCTTCAAATCTTAAATAATAATCATCTTCCTCAGCCATTCTAGCATTAGCTATCTTGACTATATACCCATGTTTACATTGATTAGGTAAGTTTTGTACATCGTTTACAGAGCCTTGAAAACATCGCATCAGATCCTCTTCAACAACCTCTATACTAAACGAGCTAGTACTGGAAAAATATATACCCGGTCCTATAACTTTGGCTGTAATACCACTAGGTAAGTTAGCTGTAATACCACCAAGAATAGTATCAGCAGTTACAGCTGTATCAGCATCAAAAGGTGTAGGAGCTGGTCGTATTAAACCATCCCCATTAGAAGACACAGTAGCGTTAACTTGTGTGCTTTCTATCTCGGTTACGGTTATTTCTATATAAGATTGTCCATCAGAACTACTTGCTTCATCAGCATGCTCTGGATTAACTCGTACAACGTCACCAACTTCCCAACCTTCACCACCATGTAGTAAGACACATTCTATATTATAGCTACATCTGTAGTTTTGTCCGTCTGGTCCGTCGCTTGAAGCACTGTAGTTAGGGCTAACACCTTGCTGACCTAAAGCTGTTATACGAAATGTTAGGTTATCTCTACCTGTAGTTAAAGTTGTACCACTGCTGTTTTTAACATGTACTATATTACTTGAACTGGTGTAACTATTAGCAGCTGTGGCAGCATAAACTTCTGTACCTATACCGGGACAATGTCCTGATCCGTCTCCTTCATCAAAGTCATTTCCAGTAACTTTTATTTTAGTAGCTCGCTTAACAGTTGTAACAGTTGTACCATTGTTTATATTAATACCATACTGCCTACCGTTTTCAGTACGCATTAATTCTACATATCCAAAATGAGCATCTGGTGTAGCATCCGTTGTTCCTGTTGTTCCGATAAGAGTATTAGCATTAGTAGCATCACGATTAGTGAGAAAAGTTGTATCATTAATCGTAAGTGTCTGTATATTCTCTGGTGTACTTGTAGCTAAGTAATTTGTTATAGCTGTCTGGCCACCAGTACCGTAAGCTGTGGTCATCTGTACACCATCATTGCAACGCCAAACACGGATTTGACCGTCAGCTGCAATCTGTCCTATGTATGATCCTTCTGTCTCATCACGAAAATAATGAAACCACGAACCACCACCCTGTACGTTAGCTAGAGGAGCTGTGCCAACTCTTTTAGCACCCGGTCTTTTAAATAGACCTTTAGTTATGTCTGGTATTGCGTTTGTTATCTCTTGTACCTGACCGGGAAATTTTAGCTGGTCAGGCTGTTCTGACATTCCTAGTGAGTATTGAGGGATAGTTTGTGTAATTGTTGTCATTATCTTCTAAGGTTTCTCCAAGGTTGATAAGTTTGATATGCGGTATCATCTTCAAACCCAAACATGCTGTGATCTCCTTGCTTGCATTCATACTCCATAAGAGCTGCTCTAGCAAGTGCTTCTTGCTGGGCTAATAATTTAACAAGTTCTGGGTTAGATACTAATTTTGTAGCAGCCATTCTAGATGCTCTATAGACTATATACCTTCTAAATATAATAGGTAGATCTTCAAAATTATATAACTTAACAACGTCAAGATCAATACTATCTACATCTTCAAATAAATTAGTATGATCTATTTTATCATATAAAAACCCGTTACGACGTACAAAGTCATAAGTTCTGCGAGACTGATTATCATGATGATCTAAAGATAGTACATCGTTACCTATCTCGATCTTATGAGTAGTGGAATCAGGGGTATATTTTACATGTTTTTCTGTATTAAAATGCCACCCCTCTGCTTGCGTGTCTACGTTCGCATCACGGAGTAGATTATATATTAATGATATTTCTGGGTTATCAAAATTAAGAGTGGTTAAGGGTGATTGTCCAATAGCCCCCAGTATATTATTTACTGCGGACAGTTCGGTGTCGATGTCAATAGTTGTGGAAGCCATGAAAAAAAAAGGGAGCCGAAGCTCCCGTATAAAAAATAAAAATTAACCAAATGCTGTTGGTGCAGTGCCTGTACCAGCGTACAGTTCTACAGCAGCAGCTGGGTTTAAGTAGTCTGCTCCCATAGCAAGTCTTCCGAGGATTACATCACCTTGGTAAACCACTGAGATGTCTCCACTTGTTACTTGAACTTGTGGGCCGATTGCTTCAACACAACCTGCAGCTTCTTTCTGGAAGATAAGTCCACATGAGTTGTTGAACTTAGCTTCTTGTCCGTAGTCGTTAACGGTAGCGTTATGATCGTCACCCATTGCTTCGCCTACGAAAGAGCCTGAGTTTCCGGGATCTGTTATACCGGGTGCAGTTGCAGATGCAGTTCCGTACTTAGTACCAAACTTTCCAAAGAAAGGAATGTTCATTGACTTGTAAATCTTGATTCCAGCAATTTCGATGATGCCATTACCTGATTGTAATGAGTCACCTTGCTCGTCTCTGTTAACAAGACCATTAGAACCAACAGCTTGGATAAGCTCGTAGTACTGTCTTGGGTTAAGAACACCAACTCTGCCTTCAGTAGATACTCCTTTCTCATCAAGAGCAGCAGCAGCATCATAGAATGCGTTAATTAGTGAAGCTGATACATATGCGTCAGCACCTGAGTTGTTTGTTCCTACTCTGATCTGTGTACCACCGGGCTCTACAAAGTTAGCCTTTGTGATTGGACTAGCTTTTCTAGCTGCCTTAGAGATAGCTCTGAAGATCTTTCTGTCGTACTTCTCAGCAAGAGCGTATCCAATCTTCTTGGATATTTCACCACGTAAGTCGTAGTGTGCTAGTGTTTCATCTAGCTCATAAACAAATGCACTTGAGATTAATAAATCGTCGCATGTAATTGTTTTTTCAGCTACTGGAGGTGCTCCATCGGAGTTACCTAGTATGCTGTTTCCTGGAGTATGATACTCCGCAGTTGTTCTACCTGTGTAGATGAACTGAAGACTCTTACCATTAGTAAGTGATCTCTTCATTACAAGGTCTCTAGCGATTGTATTACGCTGGAAGCCTTTGAACATCTCTCCACTGAACAACTTTAAAAATAATGCTCTTCTAGCAGTAGTTGTAGAAGCAGCACCATTATCAGCACCCGGGCTAGTTAAGCTCGTGGTTAGTGTGCTATTTTGTTGTGCCATTGATATGGATTGTTAAAAGTTTATATTGCTTTGTACAAATTTTTCTCGAGATTGTTGTGGTCTATCCCACCGTCTAGACGGCTGATGGTATCCGGCGTACCGGGCAAAAGCCAATAGAGAAGAGGTCCGACTCTGAGGTGCCTCTTGTCTCATGTGATATAGAACGTGTGTCCATTCTATAAAACAGAAAAGAGCTACAATCGAAATGATTGCAGCCCAACATGAATTTAATTTCACTTAACAAATTTTTTGTAAGCAATGCCACGATATACGTAAGTTACTTGCATTGTAATCTCCATATACCTAAGCCCCGTTCCATGCTTAGGAGTCATGCGTCCCTAGTGGGATGAACGGACGGGATTGCTATTCTCCTGTAAGAGCTTCCTCTAGCGATTCATACTCTTTTTCTTCAGTTTTGTTTTCAGGTTGCTTTGCTTCTGGTTCAGGTGAATAGCTAGTAACAGAAGCTTTAGCTATTGATGATTGGTGTGACATTTTTTTTAATTTCAGAATCTATTTTTTTGGAAGCGGTTTCGTCTTCTCTTATCCATGTATTAATTGTGTATCGAAATCCTTTTGGTTTGTCTACATAATGTGGATACATAAAATAAACAGGAAAGATAAGAGCTTCACCTTTTCCTAATTTTGTAGTGTATTGTTGATTAGGAAAATTAAATTCCCCATCTTCAAAATTATCATTTAGACCTAATATGATTGAGCAATTTCTTAACTGTTTGTGTACTCCGTCAATATGAAGTCTGGTCTTATCATATATCTTTCGTAGTTGATATCCCATATCGTGACCGGCATGGAAAAAAGGGTATATTTCGCAATACTTTTGGATTACTTTTTCTATCCCTTTAAACACACGATTATCTAAATCTGAGCCTTGAGCTAAAATTAGTTCATAACACATAACATTATTAACCATGCTATAAGTTGCATTACGTGCTATATCTATATTCGCATCTAGATGGTTAATCAACAGCTCGCAAGTTTCCTTAGATAGTATGTCATTAAATTTTTCTATACCGTTTCGCATACAAAGTCCCCATTAGTTCTAACCCAATGAAAGAAAGATTGTATGTATATCTGTCGATATTTATTTACCAGTAACTCTCTTTCATGTGCGATCTCTCTACCTAAATAACATATGGCATCGCCAGCTTTTGTATTTAATCTATGTTCTTTACCTTGTAGATCTTGTAGGTTAAATGTCCAGTTACAATCTGATTTTAAATTTAATGACAAACTTAGTTCACAGGCATCTCTATCTTTATGTCTAGCCATATAGGAATTGTTTGTGTAAATAGTTGTGAACCAATAGGTTTCTGTTAAAGGTTCGCCGACTATTTTTTCCATCATTGGATGAAACTTAGTTGCTAAACTTTTTAAACATGCAGACTGGTGTAGCTGCCATACAAAACCCCTGTCTGGGCAGTATTGAGGAGGATAGTTTTTTACATCTGTCCAGAGTATTTTTGCTAACTCCTCA